TTGGGCAGTTCACAACTCCTTCAATGTCTCCATTCACAGAGCAGTTAAGAACAGCTGCTGCATTATTTGCTGGAGAAATGGGGTTAACATTAGATGATTTAGGTTTCGTATCAGATAACCCTTCAAGTGTTGAAGCGATAAAAGCGTCTCACGAGAACTTAAGGCTTGCTGGGCGTAAAGCTCAACGTTCGCTAGGTAGTGGGTTACTAAATGTAGCTTATGTAGCGGCTTGTTTGAGGGATGATTTCCATTATGACAGGTCAATGTTTATTAATACTAAACCTAAATGGGAGCCGTTATTCGAGGCTGATGCTAACATGTTAACATTAATTGGTGATGGTGTTATCAAACTAAATCAAGCAATTCCTGGGTATTTAACAGCTGAGGTAATTAGAGATTTAACGGGTATTAAAGGTAATATGGAGGCAACACCTAAAGTTGCTGATGATACATTATCTGTTGGGGTATCTACTAGTGAGATTTCTAGTATTTTGAGTAAATACCAAAACGGTATTTTATCCAAAGATAACGCTAGTTTACTAATCAGTTCTACAGGTCTATCAAAACAAGAGGCTGATCGGATGATAGATTCGACAGTAGTAAAGGGTGATGTTAATGAGTAGTCCGTTATTAAAAGACATTAAGAAAGAATTTAATGAAAAGATAGCTGATTTAAAGGTAAACCCAACTAGTTATGCTGATGTAAATGACTATGCAATTAAGATAGGAGAGGTCTTAACAGAGGTCTTTGATGGGCATTTAACTGAAATGCACAAAGACTATATAAGAGAGGTCTTAAACGACAGATTAAAAGCCAACCACAAGTTAATTGTTGGTAAGGGTAAAGTTGCTCAGGCTAACTTAAATCAACAAGCTAATATAGGATTAGCGGTACAAGTTCCTGAATTAAACCAAGATAGGATTGATGGAATAGTTGGTAGGTTGGTTAGAGAGGATTTTGAAGAGGTTAAGTGGTTGTTAGATGCTCCAATTGTTAATTTTAGTCAAAGTGTTGTTGATGATATGATAAAGTCCAATGCGGAATTGCATTACAGAGCTGGGTTAAGTCCTAAAATTATACGTTTCGAAACTGGTAAATGCTGTAAATGGTGCAAATCATTAGCTGGTATTTATCAATATCCGGCTGTTCCAAAGGATGTTTATAGGAGGCATGAACGTTGTAGGTGTACAGTTGAATTTACCCCTAAAAAAGGTGTAAAACAAGATGTACATTCGAAAAAATTTAAGTATAGTTTAGATAAATATTAAAAACTTTGACCTGTCGAAAGTCGTTAAACTAGGCAGTGATTGGAGGAGGAGTTAAATAAAATGACTAAATATGGTTTACAAACTCCAACCCAGTCGGTTATTTTAGACTTCAATGATACACGGTATCAAGAAGCGATTAAATTATATGAAAAAACCAATTTAGAGGTATATGATTGGCAACGTAACTTACTGAAAAACATAATGGCTATTGAGTCTGATGGACTTTGGACTCATCAGAAATTTGGCTATTCGTTGCCTAGGCGTAATGGTAAAACTGAAATTGTGTATATATTGGAACTTTGGGCTTTGCACCAAGGGTTGAATATACTACATACAGCTCATAGAATAAGCACATCTCATTCATCTTTTGAAAAAGTAAAGAAGTATTTGGAAAAAATGGGGTACAAGGATGGTGAGGATTTCAACTCAATTAAGGCTAAAGGTCAAGAACGTATTGAGCTTTATGCTACTGAAGGGGTTATCCAATTTCGTACTAGAACTAAAAATGGTGGATTAGGTGAGGGGTTCGATTTAATGATTATAGATGAGGCTCAAGAGTATACTTTAGAGCAGGAGTCAGCACTTAAATATACGGTAACTGACAGCCCTAACCCTTTAACCATTATGTGTGGAACACCTCCGACACCAGTGTCTGTCGGTACTGTTTTTACTAAGTTTCGAGAGGCTTGCTTATTTGGTAAAAGTAAATATTCAGGTTGGGCTGAGTGGTCTGTTGATGTAGAAAAGGAAATCGATGATGTTGATGCTTGGTATTTGACTAACCCTTCATTAGGTTATCACTTAACAGAACGTAAAATTGAGGCGGAGTTAGGTGAGGATAAATTAGACCACAATGTTCAGAGGCTTGGGTATTGGCCGACATTCTCTCAAAAATCTGCAATAAGTGAAAAAGAATGGGATGCCTTGAAGTTCGAGGGTACTCCTGAGTTCAAAGGTAAGTTATTTGTGGGTATTAAATTTGGAAATGATGGTAAGAATGTAAGTATGAGTGTTGCAGTTAGGTTAAAAGATGATCGTATTTTCGTTGAAACGATAGACTGTCAAAATTTAAGAAATGGTAATAATTGGATTATAGACTTTTTAAATAGCGTCGATTATAAAAAGATAATAATTGATGGTGCTGGAGGTCAAAAAGGTCTTGAAGATGAATTAAAATATAACAAGATAAAAAGGACTTACTTACCAACTGTAAAAGATATAATCAATGCCAACTCGGTTTTTGAACAGGGTATATATCAAAAAACGATTAGTCATAAAGGACAACCTTCATTACGTAAGGTCATAACTAACTGCGAAAAGCGTAATATTGGTAGTAATGGTGGTTTTGGGTATAAATCGCAATTTGATGATATGGATATATCGTTGATGGATAGTGCTTTATTAGCGTTTTGGGCTTGCAATTCAGTTAAGCCTAGGAAAAAATCAAAAGTTAGCTATTAGCTAACTTAAAATTAACCGAACGGGCGGGTTAACCCGGGAAAAGGAGATATAGAATATGTCAGAATTTAAAGTAATTGAAACACAAGAGCAATTAGATGAAGTTATTAAGAAGCGTTTAGAACGTGAAAAAGCAAAATATGCTGATTATGATTCTCTTAGTGAAAAAATTCAAAATTTAGAGGCGGAAAAATTGAACTTACAAGGTATTATTGAGAAGAACAAGGAGTCTGAGGAAGTTTCAAAAACACGAATAGCTGAATTAGAGAAAACAATTGGTAGTTGGGAGTCTAAGGCTTTAAAACAACAAGTTGCTATCAAGTACAATTTACCATTTGAGTTAGCAACAAGACTTCAAGGTGATACTGAGGAAAGTTTAAATGAAGATGCTGAACGCCTAGCGTCATTAGTTAATGTTTCGAAAAGTGTTGTTACACCTTTAGCTGATGTTGAAAGTAAACAAGTTGGTGGTGTTGACGGTGCTTGGAGAGATTTAGTAAAAGGATTAAAATAAAAATAAATATATTTAAGGAGAATTAAAATATTATGACAGAAAGCAAAGCAACAAAAAAAGGGACATTATTCAGTCCAGAATTAGTAACAGACATTATGAGCAAGGTTACAGGTCATTCAACACTTGCTAAATTATCGACACAGCAACCAATTCCATTCAGTGGTGCTGAGCAATTCGTATTTAACTTAGATGGTAGCGCTCAAATAGTAGGTGAAGGAGAACAAAAACAAGCTGGTGTAGCTACTGTTACATCTAAAATAATTAAACCATTAAAATTTGTTTATCAAGCACGTATTACAGATGAGTTTATGTTAGCGTCTGATGAAAAGAAATTAAACTATTTACAGTATTATGCTGAAGGATTTGCAAAACGAATAGCTGAGGCATTTGATATTGCGGCATTACATGGTTTAGAGCCAAAATCATTAACTGATGGTACTTTTAAAGATACAAACTCATTTGATGGGTTAGTTACTGGTAATGTAGTAACATTTGCAGCTGCTACGGTTGATGATAACTTAGATGCAGCTGTTCAAACAATTATCGCAGATGGTAAAGAGGTAACTGGTATTGCATTGTCTCCATTAGCTGCTCAATCATTATCGAAAGTAAAAGATAAAAATGGTGTATCTTTATACCCTGAGTTCAAGATGGGTCAAAGACCTGAGAATTTCTTTGGTTTAGACTTAGATATTAACAAAACTTTAGCTGTTAAAAAAGCTGATGGTGGTAAAGCAGACCATGCAGTAGTTGGGGATTTCCAAAATGCGTTCAAATGGGGTTATGCTGAAAATATCCCAATGGAAATAATCGAATATGGTGACCCAGATGGTTCTGGTCGTGACCTTAAGGCTTATAACGAAATTTGCTTACGTGCTGAGGCTTACATTGGATGGAGTATCCTTGATGAAAAAGCATTCGCTCGTGTAGTTGAGGCTTAGTCATGAAGACTTACATAAATAAAGAAACAGGTGTCGTAATAACAACGGAGAGTGAATTAAGTGGTGATTGGGAGTTAGTTGAAACTACTGAAAAACCTAAAACTACACAAAAACGTAAAGTTGATAAAAACGAAACTGTTG